ATACATTTGCACATAAACAATCACTAAGTAAATTAAAAAAAAAATGGGAAAAAGATTCTGGACAATCTTTTAATTTACTTTCTAAAGAACAAGCTACAGTATTAGCATCTGTAGCATTCCAATATGGAGAAGGTTTTAAAAGAACAGATGGAACAAGAATGAATTTTTATAAACTTGCTTTAGAAGGAGATTGGCAAGGTGTATATGAAGAATTGTTAGATTTTGGAGATAGGTATAAATCAAGAAGAAAATCAGAAGCTAAATATCTTAAACAATTTTTAGATAAAAAGTAAACAAAGGCAAATAACAATAGACAAAAGGCACATAATTCAATATAGAGAAACACTATGACAGTATCAAGCACAACAGTAAAAAATAGTTATTCGGGTGACGGAAGTAATGATACTTTTGTTTATGGATTTAAAATATTTGCATCGTCTGATCTACAAGTTATTATAAGATCATCCACAGGAACAGAGACAACTAAAACATTAACAACTGACTACACAATAACAGGTGTAGGTAATGCTACTGGAGGTAACGTAGTATTTGAATCTAGTGATATACCAACCGCTACAGAGACAGTTGTTTTAATTAGGAATGTTCCGCAAACACAGGCTATAGATTATATAGCCAATGATCCATTCCCTGCGGAAACACACGAAGAGGGTTTGGATCGCGCAACTATGACAACTCAACAAATGCAAGAAGAGTTGGACAGATCATTTAAAGTTTCAAGAACAAACACGATTGCATCTTCAGAATTTACAGATAGTGCAACAACAAGAGCTTCTAAAACTTTAGGTTTTGATGCTGATGGTAATTTAACAACAGTAGCTGATTTTTTACCAGCAGGTGGTGATTCAGCTTTATTTCAATATTCAACAACAACAGCAGATGCTGATCCTGGAGCAGGAAAATTTAGATTAAATAACGCAACGATTGCTAGTGCAACTGAAATGTACATTGATGATTTAGAATTTAATGGAACAAACGTAGAAGCATGGATTCAATCTTGGGATGATGTTGCAGGTAACGATACTAACAGAGGAAGAATAAGAATTTCAAAAGCTAATTCATTAGATACTTGGATGGTTTTTAAAGTAACTGGTGGAATAACAAATGCTACTGGTTATAGTAAAGTTTCATTAGTTTATATTGATAGTGCTGGTACTTTTACTAACGATGATAAATTTTTTGTATCATTTGTATCAAGCGGAGAAGATGGTACAATACCAGGTTACTTCTATAAATTTGACACAGGTACATCTGATGCAGACCCTGGTGCTGGAGAGATCGCATTTAATAATGGTACATACGCATCGGCTACTGTTATATTTATTGATGATGCTGATGCTAATGGTGTTACAGTTGTAACAGATATTCTAACTTGGGATGATAGTACATCTACGATTAGAGGTTATCTAATGATCTATGATATTAACGATAGATCAACATACGCAAGATTCAAAATAACAGGTGCTTCGACAGATGCTAGTGGATATGTCAAACTAGCTGTAGCTCATTTAGCTTCTAATAATACTTTTTCAGCTGCTGACGAACTTTCAGTTACCTTTGTAAGAAATGGAGATACTGGAGATACTGGAAATACAGGTTCAACTGGAAACACAGGATCAACAGGTTCAACTGGACCATCAGGTACAAACTCACAACTTTCTATGACTTGGAATAGTTCTACTTCAGATGCTGATCCAGGTGCAGGTAAAGTAGCTTTTAATAATGGAACTGTAAGTTCAGTTTCAATTTTATATGTAGACGATGCAGATGATGGTGGAGCTGATATATCTTCCTTTGTACAATCTTGGGATGATGTATCTAATGGAGCAGCAAGAGGAATTGTAACTGTTACTAAAGAAGGTACACCAGCAACTTTTGCTTTATTTAAAGTAACAGGAGCTGTAACAGATGCAAGTGGATATACAAAAGTTCCAGTAACTCATGTAGTTTCTAATGGTACATTTTCAAATACCGATGGTATTGGAGTACACTTTAGTTATTCAGGTGTTGATGGTTCAGGAAACGTATCTACTGATGGTGTACAAACTTTAACAAACAAAACTTTAACTTCACCAAAAATAAATGAAGATGTTACAACAACTTCTACTTCAACAGAATTAAATAAATTAGACGCATTAAGTAGAGGAAGTATTATTTATGGTAACTCTAGTGCAGCTACAGCAATTTTAACTAAAGGTAGTGCAAACACAGTATTAACATCAGACGGAACAGATTTAAGTTGGCAAGCTGCATCTACTGGTAGAACTGGAACAGTTAATTGGTGTACAACTGCTAAAACATCACCTTTAACAGCTGCTTCAACTAATGGATATTTTATTAATACTAGCGGTGGAGGAGTTACAGTAACACTTCCAAGCTCACCATCCGCAGGTGACATTGTAGCATTTAAAGATTACGCAAACACTTGGGATTCTAACGCATTAACAATAGGTAGAGGTGGTTCAAAAATTAATGGTAGTTGTGCTGATGCTATTTTAGACACAGAATCTCAATCAGTTACTTTAATTTATGTAGATGGAACTAAAGGTTGGCAAGATATTCACGATTCAACTTCTGATGTTACAGGAAATCCATTCTTAGTAGCAACAGGTGGAACTATTACTACTTCTGGTAATTGTAAAATTCACACTTTTACAAGTTCAGGAACTTTTACAGTTGCAACAGCAGCTATATCTTCAGCTAATAATGCAGTTGCATATACAGTAGTTGCAGGTGGTGGTTATGGTAGTGATCATCAACATGGTTCAGCAGGAGGTGGTGGAGCTGGAGGATTTAGAGAAGGTCAAACAGCACCTATTACACCTTATACCGCTTCACCTTTAGCGGCAGCTTGTTCAGGTTTAACAGTATCAGCACAAGGTTATCCAATTACAGTAGGAGCTGGTTCAGCTAGTGGAGCTACAAATGGTTCTGCTTCAGTTTTTGCACCTATAACTTCAACAGGGGGTGGTAGAGGATCAGCAACAGGCGGTAATGCAGGCGCACCTTACAATGCAGCTCCGGGTGGTTCAGGTGGTGGCGGTGATGGAGAAGATAATTCAGGTGGTGGAAGTGGTAATACACCTCCAGTTTCACCTTCACAAGGAAATAATGGTGGCACAGGCAAAGGCGCACCGGGTAGAGCTGGCGCAGGTGGTGGTGGCGCAGGTGCGGTTGGTGGCAATGGTGTTGCACCACAACAAGGTGGAGCAGGTGGAGCAGGAGTTGCAACAAGTATAACAGGTTCATCAGTTACAAGAGCCGGTGGCGGTGGCGGTCAAGGTCAAACACCGGGAGGGTCTGCTGGAGCTGGAGGCGCTGGTGGCGGAGGAGCTTCTGCTGGAGGATGTGGAGGAGCAGCTGGAAATCCCGGAACTGCAAACACAGGTGGCGGAGGTGGAGCAGGACAAACAGGTACAGATACTGGAACTTCTGGTGGTACAGGTGGTTCAGGTATAGTAATAATAAGATACAAATATAAATAAGGAAAAAATTATGGCACATTACGCAAAACTAGGAATAAACAGTAAAGTTATAGCAGTAGAAGTTGTAGCTAATTCTGATTGTCAAGATGCTGATGGTGTTGAAGATGAAGAAGTAGGGAGACAATTTTTAGAAAGAATACATAATTATCCTCTATGGAAACAAACATCTTATAATACTACAAAAGGAAAACATAAATTAGGCGGAACACCTTTAAGAGGTAACTATGCAGGTATAGGTATGATTTATGATGAAGATAACGATATTTTTATTCTTAAAAAACCTTATACAAGCTGGGTATTAAATGTATCAGAAGCTAGATGGCAATCACCAATAGGTGATGCTCCTGCTTTAACAGCAGAACAAATTACACAAATTCAAAATGACACTCACCATTGGGTTTATGATTGGAATGAATCTAATCAATCTTGGGATATTAAAAATACATTAATTTAATTTATGCAAAAGGTGGTACTGTCAGAAATTGCTTTAATTTATGGCTCTGTTGATATGCCTAAAGGTTTTGAAATAGATAGAAACAAAATTAAAAACGACATTGTTAAATCTTTTATTGATCAAAAACGAATTAATAAAAATTCAAAAACATATGCATATAAAGATTATCAAGTTCCTTTTTCTAAACCTTTACGATGGCTTAAAGATTATTTAAGAGATTACATTAGAGTAGAACATAATTTTACGTTAGTTGAAAAATTAGAACATGGAAATGTTATGAAACCTCAAGAACAATCGTTTTTAAGAAATCACATAGAACCTGTTGATTTAATAAATTCACCTGATTACACATTAATATATGGTATTAATGTTGCTGACAGTTCTACAGAATGTATAATTGAATATGATGATAATAGAAGAAAAAATAAAACTTGGCATATTCCTATAAAAAATAATAACTTTATAATGTTTCCATCCACACAAAAATATATGTTTACACAAAATACTTCAGAACAAATGAATATAATATTAACTATTAATTATGAATTTATCTAATTATTATTGGTACTTTAAATCTGCAATACCACCAAGAATATGTGATATGATTGTTAAATATGGTAAAGAAGAAAAACAAAAAGAAATTATGGCTATCACAGGCGGTTATGGAAGAGATAGAGATTTTAATAAACAACCACTTAGTAAAAAAGAAATAAAAAATTTAAAAACCAAAAGAGATTCAAATATTATTTGGATGAATGATCGTTGGATTTACAAAGAAATACAACCATACATTCATGAAGCTAATAAAAACGCAGGTTGGAACTTTAATTGGGATTGGTCAGAAGCCTGTCAATTTACAATATATAAAAAAGGTCAATATTATGATTGGCATTGCGACAGTTGGGATCAACCATATAATGAAGATGGTCCAACAAAAGGAAAAATTAGAAAATTATCTGTTACAGTAACTTTAACAGATCATACAGAATATGAAGGTGGTGAACTAGAATTTGATTTAACAAACTTAGATCATAATAAAAAAACTAACTTAAGAAGTTGTAATGAAATATTACCAAAAGGTTCTTTGGTTGTATTTCCTTCTTTTGTTTGGCATAGAGTTAAACCCGTAACTAAAGGAGAAAGGAATAGTCTAGTAATATGGAATCTAGGTTATCCATTTAAATAATATGAATGATATACAACAAGGTGGTAGTAATACATTATTAAAACCAAAAGAACATGTAGATTTTAAATCTGCTTTTTATTTTCAAACACCAGTATGGATTGCATCAGCACCAATGTTTCTTAAAAACGCAACTAAACTAACAGATAAATATATTAAGAAAGCTGATAAACTTCTTAAAGATAAATTAAAGAACGAACCTAAATGGAAAAAAGATATAGGTACATTTGGTTTATCTAAACATAGTGAAAGTTTTTCACAAGACCCTAAAGCAAAAGAGTTAGTAGAGTTTATAGGTCAACGATCCTTTGAGTTTTTAGATTGGCAAGGTTTTGATTTAAAAAATCACAGCTTACACTTTACAGAATTTTGGGTACAAGAGTTTAGTGAAAAAGGTGGTGGTCATCATTCTACACATCAACATTGGAATCAACACGTATCAGGATTTTATTTTTTAAAGTGTAGTGATAAAACATCTTATCCTATTTTTCACGAACCAAGACCGGGTGCAGAGATGACAAAGTTACCTTTAAAAGATCAATCACAAATTACAATGGGAACTAATCAAGTTCATTATAAACCACAACCCGGAACGATGATTATTTTTCCCGGTTATGTTCCTCACGAGTTCTCAGTAGATGCAGGACTAGAACCTTTTAGATTTATACATTGGAATATTAAAGTTGTTGAAACAGCAATATCAAAAGAAAAGAGTATTAAATGAGCTTTAAAAAAAATAAATATATAGTTATTAAAGAAGCTGTACCTAAAGATATAGCTATATTTGTTTACAATTATTTTATGATGAAAAAACAAGTGGCAAAAACTTTGTTTGATGAAAGATATATTTCCACTTTTACAGAAGAATTTGGTAGTTGGTTAGATAAACAAGTTCCTAATACATATTCTCATTATGCAGACATAGCTATGGAAACTTTACTTTTAAGAACTTTACCAATAATGGAAAAGAAAACAGGACTTAAATTAAATCCTACTTATTCTTATGCAAGAATATATAAAACTGGTGATATATTAAATAGACATAAAGATAGATTTAGTTGTGAAATATCTACTACTTTAAATCTAGGTGGTGATCCTTGGAGTATTTATTTAGAACCTAAAAAAAATGTAGGTATACCTGATGGTAAAAAAATAACCAGAACTAGCAATAACAAAGGAACTAAAATTCTTTTAAAAGCAGGAGATATGTTAGTTTATAGAGGTATGGAATTAGAACATTGGAGAGAAAAATTTCAAGGAGATAATTGTTGTCAAGTTTTTTTACATTATAATGACCAAAACTCAAAAGATGCTGCTAACAATATTTATGATAGAAGGAAGCATTTAGGACTACCTGCTTGGTTTAAAAAATGATAGATTATTAGTTGGGGTAGACAACCACCTTGTCTATCCCTTTAAAAAAAATATATAAAATTATAAACATATCTGATATTTAAAACACATGAAGTTTATGTTAATATTAAAGGTATGTTCTGCTGTACATATGGATTGTTTACCCGCAATCAACGATAGTTTTGTATTTAATTCTTGGTCAGAATGTGCTAGTGCAGGTTATCTACGTTCTATTAAAATAATAAATAATATGGATAGTAATGTAGTGAACGTAAAGAAAATAGTTGTAAATTTTAAATGTGTACAAACAGAGGAATCATAGGAGTTAATATGGATAAAATGATAGGAATATTTTTAGAAGAAATAACAAACTTTTGGGAAAAGATAAAAAACTATGTCAAAAACAAAATTAAAAAAATTATCTGTAAGTGCAAATGCACAGAAGAAAATTAAAGACTACGTAGAAAAAAGTAATAGTGTTCGCATCTCATATCATGAGAAGGTATGTGCGGAACGTATGAAAACTTTATTTAAAGCTATAGATGAAATGAGAGTAGATATAAAAAATCTGCACTCTGATATGAACAAAGGAAAAGGTGTTATAAATTTCCTAGTTGTTATTGGCGGCACACTTGCGGTCATTCTAGGTTTTTTTAAATGGGATGGCTAGACGCAGACAAACAGCTTCTGTTGGTTTATACAATGAACTCATTGCTCAAGCTGAATTTGCTAAAGACCCAAACAAGATTGTGTTTGTACCAGCTATGGGTAAAGGTCCAATAGATATGGTAGTTTTAGATATAGACACCGGTGAATATCAAGCCTATGATGTCAAATCAGCTAACTATAGAAAAACAGATTATATACCAAAAGACAAGTATACAAGAAAAGCAGGAAGTTTAATCAACAGAGGTCTTACTCCAGAACAAAAAAAACTCAAAGTCAAAATCTATTATAATAAATAATATGGACACAGGCGAAATCATAACCGAGTATAAAGATCAAGTTAGAATCTTAAAACAACAGATTAGTGAGCTGGAAGATGCTGGTAAATCTAAGGATGCTGCTAATAAAAGATGTTTGCAAAAACTAGAATTTTCGACTACAGATTTAGAAAAGGCATTAGCTAAAATAGAAGAGTTAGAAGAAAAAATAAAAGGAACAGATGATACCATATAGATTATTATTTAATATAGGCTCAAAAGCTGCTGGAACTTTTATGCAAAGACGTAAAGAAAAGAGTGATAGAAAACACTCAATAGCTTTAGCGGAGATGGAAACAGGTAATGAAAGAGCAAAAAGAAATGGCTCTTTGTTTT